TTAGTAGTTTTCCATGATATCTGCCACATTTGATTTCATTTTCTTAGTAACATGGGTATAAATTTGGATAGTTGTCTTGGCATCTGCATGCCCCACACGGTCCATAATAGCTTTTAAAGGGACATTATTCTCAGCTAGACGGCTGACAAGGGTATGACGGAAGATGTGGCTGGTTAGGTTTTTCTGAATTGGTTTTTCAAGTCGCTGATTTGCATTCTTCAAGGCTAGGTTGAAAGAGTTAGTTTGCATCGGTACACCATTCTTGGTTGTAAAGATGTAGCCCATATCTTTATATCGTGGGTTGGTATTTTTTTCTAGCTCATTCATAAATTCAAACTCTTGAATAATTTCCATTTCTCGCTTGGTCATGAGTGTTTCACGGTATGAAGCGACGGTCTTTGGAGTTGTTTTCTCGCCATTGCGGTAGCCTTCTGTATGATCATAGGTTCCATGGAGTTCTAATTGCCTGGTCTCAAAATTTCGGTCTTCAGGCTCAATACAGATTAACTCTCCAATTCGACAACCGTTCAAGCTCATAAATTCTCCGGCTAACCCAATCCGGTATGTGCTAGGTCTGCGACAGAGTTCTTCAAGGAGTGGTTTTATTTCGTCTTCCTCAAGATATTTTTCTTCAATTTTTTTCCAATCTTCCAAGGTCTTTTTGATCCGTGGCAGTTTGGCCCTTCTTGATGGATTTTCCTTGATGATGTCCAGATCGACTGCATAATCAAAAGCAAGGTTGAGCATGGACTTGTTACGCTCTTTCTTGTTTCTGGAGCAATCCAGGTTGTCTAGGTAATTTTGGACGTATTTTGGGTCAATATTGACTACTTTGACGCCAATGCCGAAACTCTCTCTTATTTCTTTAATATTGCCCTTTAGAGAAGCGATAGAGGTACGTTTGATTTCTTGTTGGTAAAAATTCCACCATTGGTCAAAAAGGTCTGTGAATAGCATTTCCGATGTTTTGAGCTGAGCTAATCTTTCTGCGATCCTTTGTTCAAGGATTTTTTGAGCTTGTTTTTGTGCCCTGCTTGAATTGCTTGTTAAAATAGTAGCTACTCTTTTCCAAGTTCCAGTGTATGGATCTTTGAATCGTTCAAAAAATTTATATCTACCGTCTGGAAGTTGTTCATCCCACATTGTTTTTTACCTCATTTTCTGATAAAATGGGTACAAGAAAAGACTTGCCAGATTGGCAATTTTTCTTATACGAACTTGCCTTACGCTCTCCTCGACCAAAATTTGAGCGTAGGGCTCTTTTTATTTGTTTCTAAATTCTTTTGCTTTGATTAACCGTTTTTCTAAGTTAGCAATTTTAGATTTGCTCCAATTCGTTTCAGGATCAGAGTTAAATTTCTTAAGAGCTCTTTCAATTAACTCGATTTCAGCTTGATAATCTTTTTCTTTTCGGTAAATTTTTGCAAGGTAGTCCACACCACCAGGGGTGTAGAAATCACATTCATTCATTGCCTTCAAGAAGCCTTTTTTAGCAGAATCAAAGTCTTTATTCCTGTAATCTACAATAGCATTATTTTGAATAACAAATCCTTTTTTATCGTTACGATTTTCATTAGATTCGATCCCTAATTCAGCTAATTTCTTTTGCTCTTTATCAAAAGTAGCAAGCTCTTTCTGTAAATTTAACTTTGGTAATTTATTTTGGTTATTTTTCCTTTCAATGATATCGTGATATTTCTCAAGCACGTATTTTCCCTTATCTGTTGCCTTGTCGCCAAATATATAACCGCTCTGCACTAGAAATTTTTTCTCCGCTTCAAAATCAATTCCAAATTCATACTCGAAGTAAACAGGAAATTGTTTGTTCGGTTTATATTTATCTATCCAATAGATTTGGTAAATATGTCCAGGCAACAGGCCGTCAGAGTTTCGCTGCATTTTGTCTTTACTGACCAACTTTTTAGGGTCAAATGCAATAAGCTGTTCCCAACCTTTAATATCACGACCTTCGCTAATATATGGTTTCTCAGGATAATCAGAATAGTATTTCTTCAAAATTCTATCTTTGTCTGACTTTGGTTTTAAGAAATCAAATAAACCCATAATGTACTCCTTTCAATTAACTAACCAATTTATTAAATTCGTCCAATATCATCTGTTCGCCCCAGCTTGTTGCGATTTTGTTAGTTTCCGCAAAGTACAACCAGTTAAAATCATTTGGGTCGTACTTACTAAGATATTCCTTGAGTAATTCTCTGACCATAAATCTATCAGCTTGATTCTCATACTGTAGTAAGCACCGAGAGTAATTAACAGGATTGTGATTAATGTGTCCAAGTTCATGTAATATTACTCGTTCTCGCTCAGCTTTAGTGAGAGCAGCAGATATGTAGATAGTTCTCAAGTCTGGAAAATAAAGTCCAGGTCTATCCCACATATCATGAGGGTAAACAAATAATTTAACTTTGTATTCTTCTAAAAGTTCATCTATCTTCACTAGCACTAACCTCCAAGGATAACTCAATGATCTTGGTGATTTTCTCTACATCTTCATCTGAGAGTGGTTTGCCGTCGAATAAGACAACACGCTCGCGTAGGTTTGAGAGGTCGATTGTGGGAATGGGTTCCTTTGTGGGGGAGTTTCTAGGTTCAACTAGGTCTGACTTTGAAACTCCGAAATAATTCGCTAAAAGCTCGATTTTATCAATTCTTGGATAACTTTTAGCATTTATCCAATCAGAGACTGTCATATACTTCAAATCCAAATCAGCACACAACTGATTGCGATCAACACCCTTCTTATCCATGAAATATTTTATATTTTCAGCCATTATTTCTTTGTTTCCTAAAGCCATGTTTCTTTCCTCCTTATATAGTATATTTTACGCTTAATCCGTAAAAAAATCAAGAAAAAACAAAAAAAACACGAAAAAAACAAAAAAAGTTATTGACAACACGATAAAACCGTGATAACATATAGTCAGAAATACGAAAGGAGGCGATGCCATTGAAACAACAATGGACCTTAAAAATGCTACGAACAAGAAAAGACCTCACTCAGAAAGAAGCTGGGAAACTTGTCGGTGTAACAGGAGATACTTGGGCTAATTGGGAAAATCACAAAACATTCCCTGATGTCCAAAAAATTGTTGAAATTGAAAAAGCATTCGATGTCTCTTATGATGACATTAAATTTTTACCAGAAATCACGGTTTAAACGTGAAAATCTGAAACTAACAAACTAGAAAGGAGAAGGGGATGAATGAGGACCAATTGTATTTTGCTAATGAGATTTTGAAACAATTGACACGGATTGCTGATGCATTAGAAAAGCCTACCACAGTAGCGATAGGCGATGAACATGAGGAAGATAGGCGGAAATTTCCTCATGAGACTTATGCTGACTACATTGATAGGCTACGAGCTAATCAATGACGCGTACGGCTATTACTGAATCGAGATTGATTAAGTGATTGTAGTTGGTATCTTTTTCAATGAGTTCAATAAAAGAGTTATCGTACTTAAAATTACTATCAATATTCTCTTTAACGAATGTTAGTTCTGTACCACTTGAAAAAATAAGAGTGACCTGCTTTTCTTTCAAGTTTGCAGAAATGAAATATTTCACATTCATAACTTCACCTCCTTTCCGTATTTATTATATCACGGAAAGAGAGCAACCAAACTAGAAAGGAGGCTTTCTATGAAAGCTAACAAATCAACAATCGCTAGAATGCGGTCAACAAAAAAAGTCCTAGTGGACTTCTCATTAGTTTTCGACTCAGTCATGTCTTTCCGTGATGCGCGGACAGGAGATTGGGTACACCAAAAACATTCGGGTATTTGGCGGAAGAATGATTTCGGTGCTTGGGATGACGTAGTCATCGCTTAATACAACCCCACCCAGCTGCCTTGGACTTGCCAGGCAACATCAGTCGATATCATACCTCCCTATTTTATTTTTACAAAGACCTGGCAGGTCTTGGGGGAGCTGGGTGGCGCAAAAAAACCACTGCGGGAACAGTGGCTTACTAAAAAATTTCAATTAAATTATATCACAGAAAGGGATGAATTGCTATGCCAAAAGGAGAATTAGTGTACAGACCAGCTAAACAGTCTGAAAAGGCAGAAGCTGGTGACTATGAGCACCTTTGTCAAATCTGGGAAGGTTTAACAGTCGGAACGGCTAAGGTTTGGGCAGCGGAAATGCGTGAGCATCCAGACTTCAGGCAATATATTGAAAATCCAACTCATCGAATTGTCTTTGTTAACTACGAAGGTTTTCGATTGTTTATCAAGTGGAAAAGTCGTAACCGCTACAAGCCAAAAAAGGAAACATTGGCAGAAATGCTGGAAAATATTAAACGAGAAAAACAGTTAGGAGTTTAGAATGACAGAATCTATTTTTACAGCCATCGGAACCTGTGCAGTATTTGCCCTTCCGTGCGTAGTGGTTGCAGCGATTGATTACAGGAATGCGGAAAAACGACGCAAGGAACGTGAAGCGGAATTACTTAGAGAACAACTGACAGCCCTGGCTTGTGAACGTGCAGTTGAAGCAGATAGACAAGCCTGGAAAAACAGTGTTAAACAGTCTCTTACAAACTGGAAACCAATCAAGTTTGCTGATGAGGTACCAACTCGGACAGCTAGAAAGTGGGGTAGACATGCTTAGTAAGTTTTTTAGAACAAATCAAGTCGACAGCTATGGCATTGACCTACCAGCTAAGACAATTGATCGACTTGAGCGTGAAAATGCCATCCTTCGTGGTATGGTAAATGATCTTGATAAAGAAAATTGCGAATACAGACGAGTCAATCAACAGTTGGTTGATGAAAATGCACGTCTACAACGTATCGCAGAAAAAGAAGAGATTTTAGGAGGGAATTATGACAGTAACAATTAACAGACTTGAAATTGAAAATGTCAAGCGTATCAAGGCGGTCAAAATCGAGCCGTCCGCAACAGGTCTGACCATCGTGGGGGGTAACAATAATCAAGGTAAGACAAGTGTGCTAGATGCAATTGCTTGGGCTCTGGGTGGCAATAAGTACAAGCCTAGTCAAGCTCAGCGTGAAGGCTCGCAGGTACCACCAACGCTCAAAATCGTGATGTCTAATGGCTTGATTGTTGAGCGCAAGGGCAAGAATGCCAGTCTAAAGGTCATTGATCCAAATGGTCAGAAAGGCGGTCAGCAGCTGCTGGATAGCTTTGTGGAAGAACTCGCTATCAACCTTCCTAAGTTTATGGACAGCACACCAAAAGAGAAAGCTGAAACGCTTTTGCAGATTATCGGTGTTGGCAACCAACTGGCAGAGTTGGAACTCAAGGAAAAAGAGCTCTATAATAACCGCCATGCTATCGGTGTGATTGCTGATCAAAAGGAGAAATTTGCCAAGGAGCAGGAATTCTATCCAGAAGCTCCTAAAGATCTAGTCAGCATTGCAGAGCTTATCCAACAACAACAAGCAATCTTAACCAAGAATGGTGAGAATGCCCGCAAGCGTCAAAATGTAGCCACTATCAAGATGCAATATGAGAATGCTGAGTCTGCTGTAGATCGATTGAAGCAGGAACTGGCCAAAGCGATTGATGAACGTGATAAGTACAAGCAGGACTTGGCTATCGCGCAAAAGGATGCGATGGAGCTACACGATGAATCAACTGCTGAAATTGAAGCGAATATCCAGCAGATTGATGACATTAACCGCATGGTGCGGGCGAATTTGGACAAAGAAAAAGCGGAAGATGACGCTAAGGCTATCCGTGAACAGTACAATGCCTTGTCGGTTGAAATCGAACAAGTCCGCAAGCAAAAACGTGACCTGCTTACCAACGCTGACTTGCCGTTGGAAGGTCTGTCAGTTGATGACGGTGAATTGCTCTATCTTGGTCAGCGCTGGGACAACATGAGCGGTAGCCAGCAACTACAAGTTGCGACTGCCATTGTCCGTAAGCTCAAGCCAGAGTGTGGCTTTGTGCTTATTGACAAGTTGGAGCAAATGGACCAAGTCACGCTGCAGGAGTTTGGCGAATGGCTGAAACGTGAAGGTCTACAAGCCATCGCAACACGAGTATCTACTGGTGATGAGTGTTCAATCATCATCGAAGACGGATACTCGGTCGAAAATGAACAACATCAACAAGTCCAAGCTAAACCAGCTTGGGAAGGAGGATTTTAATGCAAATTACAAAAGGTAAACGGGCACGGGCCCAACGTGTTGTCATCTATGGTCCAGAGGGGATTGGCAAGTCTAGTCTAGCAGCTCAATTTCCCAATCCGCTCTTTATTGACACGGAAGGTTCCACAGATAACATGGATGTGGCAAGGGCTGACAAGCCTACAAGTTGGACCATGCTCATGAATCACATCGCATTTGTCAAGGCCAATCCTACAATCTGTCAGACCTTGGTCATTGACACGATTGACTGGGCAGAGGCTTTGGCTTTGCAATACATATGTGCTCAACACAACAAGAGTGGTATTGAGGACTTTGGCTGGGGTGCAGGGTATACCTATCTTATTGAGGAGATTGGACGGCTTTTGGACAGACTGCAGGAGCTTGTCGAACTCGGTATCAACGTAGTGCTAACCGCACATGCCCAAGTCAAGAAATTTACCAAACCGGATGAATTAGGTGGCTATGACCGTTACGAGCTCAAATTGAGTAACAAGAAGACGGAGACCAACGTATCTGCCAAGGTCAAAGAATGGGCTGATATGGTCCTATTCCTCAACTACAAGACCTACATCATCACAGATGACAAGACCAAGAAGCAGAAGGCACAGGGTGGCCAGCGTGTGATGCAAACCACTCATTCACCGAGCTGGGATGCCAAGAACCGTCATAACTTGCCAGAAGAACTGCCTATGGACTTTGCTGGTATTGCGCACATCTTTTCGACACAAACGCAAGCCCAACCAACATCAGTACAAGAACAACCCGCACATGAACCCGCACACGCAGTGCAAGAACAGGTTCAAGAAGCGGTACCTACCCAACCAACTCAGCCAGCACCGACATCGGACATCAGTCCGCTGATTCCACAAAGTCTACGTGATTTGATGCTTGGTAGTAAGGTCACGCAGGACGAGGTCTTGCAAGCTACTTATGTCAACGGTATCTATCCGCTGGGAACACAGGTTGAAGCGATTGATGCAGGTTATTGGGAATATATGGTGACTGTCTGGGATAAGGTGCTGAACGTTATCAACACAAAAGTACGGACTAATCCAGAGATGCCCTTTACAGTCGAAGGTAACTAGATTTAGGCCGTTTTGGGTCTTAGAAATGATAGCGAGGTTAAAGCTAAATGGACAAAACAATTAAATTGGACTTATCTGCTCTCGGTGAGGGCGGATTGCAGGAAAAGGTTGACAAGGAATTGGAAAAGGTTTTTGACAATATCCTTGATCCAAATACTGATAGCAAGGTTGCTCGTAAGCTAGTCATCACGCTAACAATGAAAGCTGATGATAGTCGCGAAGTAGTAAGTACAAGCATGGATGTAAAATCCACGCTTGCACCACAGACTGGCGTTGCGACTACAGTGCTTGTCGGCAAGAAAGACGGCAAGACTTATGCCAATGAGCTTAAGAGCAACATGCCGGGTCAAATGTATTTTGATGATAAGGCACAGCTTCGTACAGACATTGGCCAACCAGTAGAAGAAATTGAAAAAGGTATCAACGCTGAAGTGATTGATTTTAACAAGAAGAAAGTAGGTAACTAAGATGACAGAAAATATTAAAGATGCGTTGGAATACGCAGTAAAGTTGGCAAACAAAGAAGAAAAAATTATTGCAGCAAGCAATGGCAAGCTCTACTATGACGAAAATGTACACTATTTGAAAGAGCTGGATACTAGACTAATTCCGCCTCGGCTTTATCTCAATACATTAGACAGTCTAGTAGATTATTTGAAGACTGACTTGGATCAGCTAGGAAACAAGCGCGTATTGGTTGTCGTCGAAAGTCCAAAAGAAGTAATTGTTTACGAAGAACTGGATAAAGACGCAAATCGTGCGAGATTGGTCGAAGTTAAATCAATGACACCAGATATTCGTTTTGGCCAGTATGAAGAAGCGTCTGACTTTAACATCATGCTGCAGTCTCGATTTGTAGACGCAGAAGACCGTGGCACAGTACTTGAATTTGCCAGTGCATTGAAGATTGACAATGGAACAGAAATTGTCGATAACGGTGTAAGTCAAACTGCAACTATCAAGACGGGTGTAGCTAGCCTTGGTCAAGCCAAAGCGCCAAACCCTGTCACTTTGCGACCATATCGGACATTTGCTGAAGTTGAACAGCCTGCTAGCCAGTTTATATACCGTATCAACAAAGCAGGTTACATGGCCTTGTTTGAAGCTGATGGTGGCAAGTGGAAACTGGATGCCATCAACAACATTGCCGACTACTTGAAGTCCAAGTTAGGCGAACAAGACAACATCACAATTTTAGCTTAATCAAAGGAGAATATCAGAATGACACAACAATACAATCAACCGGAACGTGAACTTGGATGGGAAGATGAGATTACCCAAGATGGTGGCGGGTTCGTCACGCTTACTCCAGGTGACTATCAATTTACAGTAACAGGTATCGAACGCACACGGCATACGCCTAATCCTCAAAATCCAGGGAAGCTACCGGCATGTAACAAAGCAGTTGTCTCTATTGAGATTGAAACTGCTGAAGGTACAGCACAACTGAAGCATAATCTATTCCTGCATACCTCTACAGAAGGAATGTTGTCAGCATTCTTCGGTGCGATTGGCCAGAAGAAACATGGTGAGCCATTGCGCATGAACTGGAACGTCATTGGTGCTAAAGGTGTTTGTAGCGTTAACAAACGAAAAGGTACTGGTAAATATGCTGACCAGGAATTTGACAATGTTAAGTCTATGATCTATGCAGATGATGTTGATTGGTCTAAGGTATTGAATGCTACTCAGCCACAACAGCCTACTTATCAACAACCGCAAGCGCAATATCAACAAACGCAGGCACAATACCAACAACCAACACAGCCAACCCAACCAGCTCAAGGTGGCTTTGCCGGATTTTAGGGGGGATAGATGCAACTACGAGATTATCAAGAGGAGGCTCGTGGTGCAGTTCAGCAGGAATGGCAATCAGGTCGCAAGCGGACATTATTGGTTCTGCCAACAGGATGTGGCAAAACGATTGTCTTTTCCAAAATCATCGAAGACCGTGTGCGAATGGGCGAGCGTGTGCTCGTCCTTGCTCATAGGTCGGAATTGCTGGAACAAGCCTCTGATAAATTAATGACTGCTACTGGGCTGGGCACAGCCTTGGAAAAAGCAGAAAGTACCTCTATCGGCTCATGGTTTCGGGTTGTAGTCGGGTCGGTACAGACCTTGCAACGCGAGAAGCGGTTGAGTCAATTTCCGCCGAATTATTTTGACACCATTATCATCGATGAAGCCCACCATGCTATCTCAGACGGATACCAACGTGTATTACAGCACTTTGACGACAGCAATGTCCTTGGCGTGACTGCAACACCAGATCGAGGCGACAAGCGAAATCTAGGGCAATATTTTGACAGTTTGGCTTATGAGTATTCCTTGGTACAAGCTATCAAATCCGGCTATCTATCCAAGATTACTGCCGTGACAATTCCCTTGACTTTGGACTTATCAAGTGTGTCTATGCAGTCGGGAGATTTCAAGGCGAGCGACCTTGGTACTGCATTAGATCCATATCTTGAGCAAATAGCTGACGAAATGGTCAAGCAATGTGCGGACCGTAAGACTGTAGTGTTTCTGCCCTTGGTTAAGACATCACAGAAGTTCCGTGACATCTTAAATGCCAAAGGTTTTCGAGCTGCCGAAGTCAACGGAGAATCTAAGGACCGTGCAGAAGTCTTGGAAGACTTTGACAAGGATAAGTACAACGTCCTTTGTAACTCAATGCTTTTGACAGAGGGCTGGGACTGCCCGTCTGTTGATTGTGTAGTGGTTCTTAGGCCGACTAAAGTACGGGCTCTGTATAGCCAAATGGTTGGGCGTGGCACTCGCTTATTCCCAGGTAAAGAAAATCTATTACTACTTGATTTCTTGTGGCACACAGAGAGGCACGAACTTTGCCGCCCTGCACACCTTATCGCAGGCACAGAAGAAGTAGCCAAGAAGATGGTTGAGAACATGGAAGAAGAAGCTGGAGCCCTCTTTGACATCGAAGAGCTGGAAGTCAAATCTGCAGAAGATGTAGTGGCTCAGCGTGAAGAAGCGCTCGCTAAACAGCTGGAGGAGATGAGAAAACGCAAACGTAAGCTAGTAGATCCGTTGCAATTTGAGATGTCAATCCATGCAGAAGATTTGGTGGACTATGTACCAGAATTTGGATTAGATATGACACCGCCGACTGAGAAACAATTACAAGCATTGGAGAAATTCGGCATCTTTACAGATGAGATTGGCAACTTTGGTAAAGCAAGTAAGTTGTTGGATAGACTTAACAAACGAAGAGATGCTGGGCTTACCACACCGAAACAGATTAGATTTTTGGAGCAACGTGGATTTAAGAGTGTCGGTATGTGGTCGTTTGAAGCGGCTAGTAATATGATAGACCGTATCTCGGCCAATGGTTGGAGAATGCCAAATGGCATCGTGCCAGAAGAATATCAACCAGGATAGGAGAGTAAATGACAGAAAGAGAATTTGACCTCATCCCATTGCTTGATTACATTAACCCAGCCACTCTGTCATATCAAGATTGGGTTAATGTAGGGATGGCTCTCAAGCAAGAGGGCTACACAGCAATGGATTGGGATGTGTGGTCGCAAAAAGACCCAGTTAGATACAAGCGTGGGGAGTGTTTCAAAAAGTGGGATACATTCCAAGGTGGTAGTCTTGGTGCAGTAACTGGAGCAACTATCACCCAAATGGCAAAAGAAAATGGCTGGGTGTCTGAATTTAAAATGACAGATGATGCCCATGAATTGGGCTGGAATGACACAATCGACCGTGATTATAAGATTGTTGACAAGAACTGGGTAGAATCAAAAGAGATTCGTGAGCCTCTCAACTGGGCACCAGTTCAGGAATTGATTACTTACTTGGAAACGATCTTCAATAGCACGGATAACGTTGGCTATGTCACACAGACCTATCAGATAGATACTGATAATGGGCCGATATACAAACCTACACAAGGTGCGTTCGATAGGACGGCTGGTGAATTGATTCAGCTTTTGCAGGGATGTAACGGCGACATCGGAGCGGTCTTTGGTGACTATAAGGAAGAAGCTGGAGCTTGGATTCGGTTTAACCCTCTGGACGGTAAAGGGGTCAAGAATGATAACGTGACAGACTTCCGCTATGCATTAGTTGAATCTGACAGTATGGAATTGGGCAAGCAATACGCTCTATTTAAGGAGTTAGAACTACCAATTGCTGCCTTGGTCCATAGCGGGAAGAAATCCCTGCACGCTATCGTCAAGGTAGATGCTAGAGATTACCAAGAATACCGTAAGCGTGTGGACTACATTTACCAAATCTGTAAGAAGAACGGGTTGGACATTGATACCCAGAACCGTAACCCTAGCCGATTATCTCGGATGCCTGGTATCATGCGAAACGGCAAGAAGCAGTTTTTGATTGATACCAATATTGGTAAGACCAATTATGAAGAATGGTACCAATGGATTGAGGATTTGAACGATGATTTGCCAGATCCAGAAGGACTTGCAGACTCTTGGGAGAATATGCCAGAGTTAGCACCAGAACTTATAAAAGGTGTACTCAGACAAGGGCACAAGTTACTCATGGCAGGTCCGTCGAAGGCTGGGAAGTCGTTTGCTTTGATTGAGCTCTCAATTGCTATTGCAGAGGGTATCAAGTGGCTTGGCTGGGAGTGTACCAAAGGTAAGGTCCTCTATGTCAATCTGGAACTGGATAGACCGTCAGCCTTGCATCGCTTTAAGGATGTCTATACGGCTATGGGTGTGCCAGCTAACAATATCAAAAATATTGATCTCTGGAACCTACGTGGTAAGACTGTGCCAATGGATAAGTTGGCACCCAAGCTCATTCGTAGGGCCTTGAAAAAGGACTACATCGCAGTCATCATTGACCCAATTTACAAGGTCTTGACGGGCGACGAAAACAGTGCAGATCAAATGGCACACTTTACCAACCAGTTTGACAAGGTAGCTACTGAACTTGGTTGCTCTGTTATCTACTGTCACCACCACTCAAAAGGTAGCCAAGGCGGCAAGAAGTCCATGGACAGGGCTTCTGGTTCAGGAGTGTTTGCCCGTGACCCTGATGCACTGATTGACTTGGTGGAGCTAGAACTGACAGATGACTTGATTAAGATGAGGTCTGACAAGGCTAGCTGTAGTATTTACCAAAGAGCCCTGCAAGAGCGCGCTTTGGATTACTATCAGCAGTATGTCAGTCTGGATGACCTGGAAAGTAGAGCGCAAATGCGGGATCACTTTGAAAGAGCCATCAAGGATGTTTTAGTCCGTAAGGTCTATACAGACGAGATTGCCAAGGTGGTCCACGCTGTGGAAATTTCCACCGCTTGGCGTGTGGAAGGTACGCTGCGTGAGTTTGCTAAGTTTAAACCGGTCAACATGTGGTTTAGCTATCCAGTGCATAGCGTGGACACATCGGGCGTACTGGCGGATATTCAGTTGGACGATAACAAGCCGAATTGGCAGAAAAATCTTGATAAAGGTCCAAAAGCCAAGAAAGAGTCTGCGAAGGATAAGCAAGAAAAACTTATGAACGCAATCCAAATCCTAGATGACGGTCTTGAACCTGTGACGATTGATGCAGTCGTAGAATATTTTTCAACCGAAGAAAAACCAATAAGTGAAAAAACAATCCGAAGATGGCTAAAAAATACAGGTCAATTTGAAGTTGAAAAAGGCCAAATATTACCCAAAAATAATGGTTAGGGACAGGGACAAATTGGGGACAAATTGGAGGGACAAACTGGAGACAAAAATCCAATTTGTCTGTCCGAAATTACGGACAAACTGGAAAATGTCCCTGTGTCCCAAATGATAGTTTCGGACAACGGACAAACTGGAAAATGTCCCTGAGAAATCGCTCAACTGTGCGTGTTTAGAGCTCTAGGGACAAACTGGAGAAATTTAGGGACAAACCGAGGGACAGAATTCTTCTCTCTTCGAGAAGAAGAATTTAGGAAATGTCCCTAATGGTCCATGGGTACATGAACAGGAACATGGGGGTCCTAAGACTCCCCCATGTAACCCTGTAACCATGTCCCCTGACATGGACTTAGTCGCGAACTTAAAAAATATGGAAAGGTAAAATAAATATGGTGGTTGAATTTTTCCTGCCGATGAAAAAAATACCGACTGTGACACATCAGCAAAAACAGGTCCGAGTGGTCAACGGTAAGCCGCAATTTTATGAGCCAGAAAAGTTGGCAGATGCCAGAGCAAAATATGAGGCATTATTGGCAAGGCACGTTCCTCCAGATAAGCTGCAGGGTCCGATTCGACTGACAGTTAAGTGGCTATTTCCTCGGACGAAGAAATCGCAGCATGGCCAGTATAAGACGACTAAACCAGATACAGATAATCTGCAAAAGTTGTTAAAGGACTGCATGACTGCCGTTGGATTTTGGGAAGATGATGTCCAAGTGGCTAGCGAGATTGTTGAGAAGTTTTGGTCTGATCAAGTCGGTATTTATATCAAAGTAGAGGTGCTGGATGAATTACATTGAATTTTTTGAAAAAGAAGTTCCTGCATGGATGCGAGCCAGTAACCAGAAGATGCAAGAAGTTGGGTTCAACACGCAGGCATACTGGAACTGGGTTGTGGTGTCTATGGCGGAAATCAGTAAGAAGTACAACAATGACAGACTGGTCATGAATCAGTTTGAAATGATTTTTGATTGGCTAGAGGAGAAAGCAAATGGAAAGGTTTGAAAAAGTATTGAATCCGTTAGTCATCTTGTTTGGAGTGATAATTGTACTTATCATTAAACTTGAACAATCCAAACAAGAAATTATGAGACTGAAAGAACAACAACCCGTCATCATCTACCAAGTCGACAACGCTGGCACAGAGATGTTCGGCAAGGTCACGGATAAAGCCGTGGTTGACGGACATTACTATGTCGAAGTAAAGCCGTATGGTAAGTTCCTGGTGACCAGGGAGCAGTACGAAGAAATTGAAATCGGGCAGGAGATGCCTGAGTGGTTGAAAGGGCGGAAACAATGAATAAGCAATACAAAATCGGCGACGAAGTCTTGGTAAGAGGCATTGTTAATTCCGAAGTAAGAAACGGGGGAATCCATGTATTACATGATGGTGTTGATGCCTTTTACCTGCTAGACCAAATCCACGAACCGCAGAAGGTTGTGGTGCCTGAATTTATTGATAGCTATATTCGGTATGCAAAAGCCGAAGGCATGTCATTATTTATTGCAATGGATAACGCCCAAAATAAAGAGTCGGAGTGGATAATTGCGAACGAAAAACCTTTGCTCGTGCATGGTTTGACGGTTATGGAGTTGAGAAAGAGAAACTGTACACAGTTGAGATACCTGATCCAAATTCCTTTTATAACTACAGATTCTTTAGTAGAAATGATAATGGTATATGTCTTGATGCAAGCAACGACACAAAATGGAAACAGAGGAAAAGAAACCAATTCACCGAATCTGAAATCAAAAAGGACTTCGAGTGGGCGTGGCAGTTTGCGAAAGAGGTGGAGGAGGATAAATGAATACAAATTTCAAGCAATGTGAATGCGGATGTGACCTTTTCACAATAAAACAGAATGTTTCTGGATTTAGTTACTTTGTTGTTGGAAGTTTTGGGGAAGAAGCTGACAATAGTGGGATGTATGACTATCTTTCTTTTAAAAACTCTTGGAAGTATTTTCGGTGCGTAGGTTGTGGTAGAAGAGCTAAGTCTGTGGAGGTGAAGTGATGGTCAAAACATTAGAACAGACACTAAAAGATGAATCCAAGAGGCTGAAAGCACCAACTAGCATCAGACCGTATGATATTGGTTATAGAGTTGTTTCCAAAAACGGTAACGTCTTCTCTTTGAGAAATGGTGCTAGTGCGTTCTCCTTGCCGTCAGAAGCTAAAAAAGCAATCCAAAGAGAATTTGGAAAAGATGACCCGAGTTTTGATGTTGAAAAATATAGGGTTGAAGAAGTGGCCATTATCAATTTTGAAAAATTAAAGAATTTTTTACAGGAGGTGGAGTGATGAAACAATCTATATTAAAGTTAGAGTACGACAATAAATACGTCAGTGGAACCCATATTACTATTATCGAAGAGAATGAAATTGAAAAAGTTCGGCACAAAATTTTACAAATTATGCCGCTTGCTTCTGGGAAATTTTTGATTGAAAGAACTAACAGATAATAGCGGAAGGAGGCAGAAAATGATACCGAAGTTTAGAGGAGTGTCAATTTCAGACAATAATAAAGGTCAATGGATGTATGGTAACCTGATTATAGATGGGGACTATGCTTATATCGTGAATGGCGTCATTGAGAGTAACGACCAGTACATCACTATCGCTGAATGGTGTCCAGTAGCCCCTATAACCATTGGAGCATCCACAGGGCTGTTTGATGTCAACGGCAAGGAGATTTTTGAAGGGGATGTCCTTACATATCTAGACGATGATAATATCCCTATATATGAAAATGCAGTCGTAAAAATTGGGCAACACACAAATGTAGACACTATTTTTGAAAGAAAACCTGTTTACATTGGAGTATATGTCGAAGTACAAAAAGGGACTGCAACATTTGATGTAGTCAGAATGTATAACGACTACGAGGGTCGTCTTACAATTATAGGCAATATCTATGAGAATCCTGAATTGGTGGAGATGGAGTGATGGAGTTAGATGTGACTTACGTGTGGAGGGGATATGATTAAGAAGAAGTGGTTAGACAAACACGCACCGAAACCTGAATCAGAATCGTACGCAGAAGACACAGTCAAAGACTTGCGACTGAAACTGGGTCTGACACAGAAAGAGCTTGCGGAGCTATTGGAATTGCCAAAAGGAACTATAGGCAATTGGGAATATACCAGTAAGAATCCACCCGAGATTATCCATAAGCTGCAGAAGATGTACGAGGAAATCGAAAGTCGTATAGTAGATGACGGTATAGATGTCATTGAGAAAGTAAGGTACATCAGACATCGACTTGGGGTATCGTATGACAGACTAGCTCAGTTAATGGGTGTCAGGCACGGCACGACTGTCAAAGGTTGGGTGAATGGACGAGAGCCACAGATGAGATACTTAGCAGAAATCAATCGTATGTACTACGAATTGAAAAAGCAACCCAAACCGAAACCGCAAAATCGCAGACCAACTTTCTGCAGATTAGACCCATTGGACAGGACTTCGTGGAAAGCGGAGATTCTGAATCTAGCTATTGCGTGGAAGTAATGTAAGGCTCACCGACTGTCGCAGGTCGGTTGGTCATTCTGCCGAAAATAAAATAAAAAGGAGGACTCCTTTGTAGATTAAAGTCACATTATGGGCCAATGGCAGTACGGCCATACCGCAAATAAAGAAAGGAAAACTTGTTAGATATTCACCGTCCAAAAACCTATTGCGGTACGGGTTGAGGACAAATAAAAAAGCCAGCACACTTGTACTGACTGTGAGTAAAAACCTAAAACTATTATATCACAAAAGGAGTACGGCAGTGCGGTTATTTAAAGAAATAGATAAGTATTTTACGAAGAAGAACGCTTACGAAGTGCTAGAATTATACAGACGGTACGCTAGAATGGCCGGCGAAGAATACACACCAAAAGTGACTGCCACGTACTCTTTTGAACCAAAATCAAGTGGATTCACTAACAAAGCTACTGAAATCCAGGTCACAAATAGAGTTGCTGCGTGCGATGAGTTAGAAGCAATTACTAAAGCGATTAACAGAGTGATTGACCCGTACATTAGGCAGATACTGATTGAGAAGTATTGCAAGTGGCACATTAAGCAAGACAAAGCTATCTATACCGATTTAGGGTATTCTGAAAGCGAGTTTTATCGTATGCTCGAGCGTGGAGTGATTGAGTTCGCTGAGAATTACCGTGGTGGTGAGTTACTGGTCTTTCGTAAGTTTTTGGGAGACATTTGCAAGTAACTTGCAAGTGAATGAGCGTTTTTGTGTAGTAAAATAGTATTATCGGATACCGAGAAGAGATATGTATTTACATTTTGTAGTCATTATTAATTGACAACCAATTTCCTTACGAAATCGAACTCGGTATCTATTTCGGGAGAGTTGGTAGAGTTGGTCGAATGCGCCCGTTTGCTAGACGGGTGGCCGCCTACGTGCGGTCCGTGGGTTCGAATCCCACACTCTCCTTTGAGTGTTTGTGTCCCAGAACGGGGTAAGCCTTTAGGGTGAGCATTCATAGATCACTCATTAACTTTGAAATGGTTGCGGATGCGACTAGGCCCTGCATGATTGCGCAGCTACTTATATCCTAGGTAAGTTATAAGCTGGGTGGTTTGATTCCGCTAGGGGTCTTTCTCCTATATTTTTCCCACACAATGAAGTGTGGGTTTTTATTTTATTGAAGAATGGAGGTGATGGAAAATTGAATGATTTGACAGTAAAACAAAAGAAATTTGCAGATGAGTACATCATCTCAGGTAATGCAACTGAAGCTTATAAGGAAGCAGGTTATCGAGTTTCAAGCGATAGAGTTGCAAGTGTTGAAGGACATAAATTACTAAGAAATCCTAAGGTTAAAATCTATATAGACGAACGACTGAAAATCCTTGAATCTGAAAAAATCGCAACTCAAGAAGAAGTCTTGGCTTATTTAACCTCAGTCATGCGAGGCGAGAAGACAGAACAGACCCTGTGCAGTATAGGTGAGCTTGGTCAGCAGGTTATTGACATCGATGTCGGGGCTAAGGACAGAATTAAGGCTGCTGAGCTTTTAGGGAAACGGCATAGGCTTTGGACGGATAAAATTGAAGCAGAAGTAAGCGGAACGGTGGTGTTTGCAAATGAATCAGACATCCCAGATTAAAGTCAATCTGCCAGATATAGTCGGTAAGGGTTATGGTCAGTTTTGGCGGTCTAAGAACTTTTATCGGGTCGTCAAAGGTGGTCGGGGTAGCAAGAAATCAAAAACAACTGCTCTCTACTACATCGTTGCAATCCTGAAGCATAGTTGGGCTAATCTTTTGGTTGTCCGTAGGTTTTCAAACACTAATAAGCAGTCAACCTACACAGACTTAAAGTGGGCAGCGAACAGATTGAAAGTATCACACTTGCTTAAGTTTAACGAAAGCCTGCCCGAGATTACAGTTAAGGCGACAGGCCAGAAGATACTGTTTAGGGGTCTTGATGACCCTTTGAAGATTACATCCATTACTGTTGACACAGGTTTACTGTCATGGCTCTGGTTAGAAGAAGCCTATCAAGTCGAAAATCAGGATAAATTTGAAACACTGGTCGAGTCTATCCGTGGCTCAATCGATGTACCAGACTTTTTCAAGCAGATAACAGTCACTTTCAACCCGTGGTCTGAAAGGCATTGGCTGAAATCTGCTTTTTTTGACGAAGACAGCAGAAAGAAGGATGTGTTTGCAGCTACAACAACATATCGTGTAAATGAATGGCTGGACCAACAGGATATAGACCGCTACGAGGATTTGTGGCGAACAAATCCAAGGCGTGCTGCCGTTGTTGCTAATGGCGACTGGGGTGTTGCTGAGGGACTTGTATTTGAGAATTACGAAGTCAGAGATTTTGATATAGTCAGCACGATTAAACGTGTAGGAGAAACAACAGCAGGGCTTGACTTTGGTTTTACTCATGACCCAACAACATTTCCGCGGTTGGCGGTTGATTTGGATAATAGAGAGCTATGGATCTATGCGGAACATTACGAACACGCCATGACAACGGATGACATCTTCAAGATGATTGTAGATGCTGATATGCAGAACGCTGTGATTACAGCTGATAGTGCTGAGCAACGGTTGATTGCAGAGTTGCAAGCAAAGGGCATCAAACGGCTTGTGCCATCTATCAAGGGCAAAGGCTCAATCAATGCTGGAATAGATTTCATGAAGCAATTTAAAATCTACATTCATCCGTCTTGCATGAAGACAATTGAAGAGTTTGATACCTACATCTACAAACAGGACAAGGACGGTAGGTGGTTGAATGAGCCAATTGATAGCAATAACCACATCATTGATGCCATCCGCTATGCGTTGGAACGGTATCACATTCAGACTTCAAAACTAAATGTCGACAAGACCATTAAGAAAATCAATAAACTGTTCAGGAGGTAGGGAGTGGACAAGGTAAATGAATTTGAACACGGCATTGATTCCGTGACGAAGATTAGGAATGACAGCTTGGTTTTTAGCCAGTTGGCAAATGAGCAATTCAGGTACAGCAGTGCTGGTGATCTGCTGAATACTGATAAAGGCAGAAAGGCTTTCCGGGATATGCTGGCGGCCTTTTTTGGTAGTCAAAAACAACGCTTGGCAATTCTTGCCTCGTATGCTCAGGGGGACAATTTCAGTATTCTTTCTGGACATCGACGTCTGGATGATGAAAAGGCAGACTACCGAGTCCGGCACAAATGGGGTGGCTATATCTCCAGCTTTGCGACAAGCTACGTCATTGGAAATCCTGTAAGCATCGGTGTGATGGAGGGCGGTTCTGCTGATCAATTATCAACAATCAAGAATATTGAGTGGCAGAACGACATCAATGTCCTGAATGGTGATCTGGCATTTGATGCATCTGTTTATGGCCGTGCTTATGAATATCACTTCAGAGATAAGGACAAGGTTGACCGTGTGGTCTTAATCAGTCCGCTTGAAATGTTTGTTATTCGCGATTTGACAGTAGAACAGAACATCATTGCAGCGGTGCATTTGCCAATCTATGCTGATAAGGTTAACATGACGGTCTATACTAAAGATCAGGTTATTACCTACAAGCCATTTACAAGCCACGCTGTCCGCTTGGTTGTGGAAAGCGTGCAAAAACACAGCTACAATGATGTGCCTGTAGTTGAGTGGTGGAACAACCGTTTCCGTATGGGCGATTATGAGAGCGAGATATCTCTGATTGATGCTTACGATGCTGGACAGTCTGATACGGCAAATTATATGAGCGACTTGAACGATGCTATGTTGTTGATCAAGGGTGATTTGGACGGTATCAATTTATCTCCAGAAGATGCTGCTAAGATGAAAGATGCGAACATGCTCTTTTTGAAAACGGGCATCAGTACTACTGGTCAGCAAACCACAGCGGATGCTAGTTACATTTATAAGCAATATGATGTCAACGGTACAGAAGCCTATAAAAATCGTCTGGCAAACGACATCCACCGTTTTAGCCGCATTCCTAATCTTGACGATGACCGCTTCAACTCGACATCGTCCGGTATTGCTTTGCTTTACAAAATGATTGGTCTGGAGCAAGTACGAAAAGACAAGGAAACTTATTTTACTAAGGCTTTGAGACGCAGATACGAGCTTATCAGCAACATTCACAAAGCCATCAACGGTCCGGTAATTGAAGCTAATAAGCTGACATTTACTTTCCACCCGAACATTCCGCAAGATGTTTGGACAGAAATTAAGGCTTACATTGAGGCAGGCGGTGAGATTTCGCAGGAAACACTTATGGAAAATGCTAGCTTTACTGACTACAAGACTGAACACAGCCGAATCTTGAAGCAAGGTGGATCTAGTGACCTTGAAATTGGTCAGATTGTAGGTGATGCGGATGTCGGACAAGCAGATAAAGAATAATCAGCGGTACAATGCGGAGCGAAAAGCCCAAGCCGAGCTGATGAAGCGTGACCTGGACCGTGACAAGGTGCTGACTCAAATCTATCAAGAGTCATTTGACCGTATGCAAAGGGAAATTGACGGCTTCTACATGCGTTATGCCAACAGGGAAGGTCTGACCAAGCAAGAAGCTATGAAGCGTGTTTCTGAAATGGACGTGACCAAGTTTAATGCAAAGGCTGCTAAAGCTGTCAAAGAGAAAGATTTTAGTCATGCAACCAATGAATGGCTCAAAGTCTATAACCTTAAGATGAAAATCAGCAGACTGGAACTTTTGAGGGCTGAACTAACACTTGAAATCCAAAATTTGACCGCTGAGGTCAATGAAGTCTTCGATAAGGCACGGACAGACGAATATCTGAACGAATACAAGCGTCAAGCTGGAATTTTGGGTATTTCTTCATCTGGAGCTAAAAAGCGCATGCAGGCGATTTTGGATGCTGATTTCTACGGTCAGAAATTTTCTGCCAGAGTTTGGGGCGGTCTTGGACTTCGTGCCACGCTACAGAGAGAAGTTTTTGGCTCACTGAACCGTATCTTTACCGATATGATGGGCTATAAGCAGGAAATGAAGCGACTGGCCAAGAAATACGGTACCAGCGAACAGAACGCTAAACGCTTGCTGAAGACTGAGATAGCACGGATTAACGCTGATACGCAGTATAGCATGCTCAAAGACAACGGCTTTACTCATATGATCTTCGTGGCAGAACCTGGAGCGTGTGATTTATGTGGACCCTTGGATAAGGTGGCAGTACCGATTGAGGATGTAGAAAAAGGTGTTAACATGTACCCCATGCATCCCAACTGTCGGTGTTCTAGTTATGGCCATATCAAAATGGACTATAAAGCTGGAGGCAGTACACTTGACCGTGAAGCGCCAAACGGTGTGTGGGGTGAGGATGAGAAAGAAAAACCAGCTCAAAGTCAAAATCATGCATATAATTCAGTCAAGGATAAATGGCTAACTGAAGCTGACTTGTCAAAATCTAAAGTAAGTGATCGATTGTTTTGGGAACATAATGGAACTAAGTATGAAGTCGATAATAAAAATGTAATTTTCAGACCAACCGAAAGAGAAAGGGCGGTTGGAGAGCTAATTGCAAGAATGCTTGGTAGACATGTTATCCATGTTCCTGAGGTTCACAATCCAAATTCTGTAAAGACTCCAGATTATCTAATTGACGGAGTCCGTTGGGATTTGAAAGAGATTGAAAAAACAGGAAAGAATAATATTGACAATGCGATTGCCGGTAAGAAAGAACAAGCAAGGTCATTTATTATTGACGTTACCAAAACACCTATGAGCATCGATGACGTATACTCTAAAATTGATAGAATTTATTTCAACCGACACAGAGAATGGGTTGAAAATATAATTTTGGTCAAAGATAAGGAGATAATTGATATTTTTGAAAGAAAATAAAAAAAGAGAGCACACACCTCCCACAGCCGAAGCCTTTAATGTAGGAGGTAGTAACTCTCGTTACTTAAATTATAACTCTTTATTTATTTTTTTACAAGAAAAACAGGAGGAAACATGAACAGAGATAAGAAGCCAGGTATGGAAACTGTCAAAATTGGCGGTATAGTTTATGAAGTCAGCAAGGAACCTGATTTGCAGGGTAAGTCTGGTGAATGGGGGCATATTGAGTACAAGACAGGTAAGATTGTGCTTGATGACTCTACCAGTCAGCAAATTGAAGACCAAACGCTTATCCATGAGATTGCTCATGGGATCTTAGTTGAAGCTGGTTACGTGCAACATGAGGAAGAACAAGCTGACCGCATTGGCAAAATTTTGTATCAAGTGCTGACCGACAATGATTTCAGTTGGTTGTGGAAAGGAGGAACCAATGGCTAGTTTTTCAATTGACCTGGCGCTAAACTGGGAGAACCAAGACGAACTTCAACGTTTGCTGCAAAATGTCGATAAAGCCCAACAAGCGTACCAGAATGCTTTGAAAGAATTGTCTGAGTTCAAACCAGACATTCAGGTTGTTTCTAAAAATGGAGGTTACAAGGCACATGAATAAACGTATCAAAAAGAAACGCTGGCTTGAAATTAAGTTAGCTGAGTGTTTAGCTCGTGAGCATTTGCTTATGTCGGCTGTGACTGAACAGAATAACAAGATTGCTAGGCAGGCAAAAGAAATCACTGATCTACGTTTGATTATTGAACGCAATGCACAAGCTACAAATGCGAGATTTGACAAAATCGAAAAGCAAGTGGCTAATAGCAATACCAAGAAGTCTTGGTTTAGTAGAAAGTAAGGAAAATACCATGACATTTTACGATGCTGTAGAAGAATTGGGTCAAAAACTATATGACTTGTTTATTAAACCAATTTCAACGACTGCTTTGCAATTTCTAAGAGGCAAAACCCGATAGGAGGTGTTCCATATCTTGACTGGTAGGAATAGACTACTCAAAATTACTTGAAAATACTAAAAACTGGTCGAAATTGACCAGTTTTCTTTTTGTCCAAACCGTGCTAGTGACGTTAATCCTTGCATGAGATAGTGGGAGGTTGCCACGTTAAAAGCGTAAGAAAGGAGCCAGAACATGGCAGAAGAACATAACAATCCAGCAGTTGATCCTGAACAAGGTCAAAACGGACAGGCTAGCAATCCACAAGAACCTGAAAAAATGGTATCACTTGCTGAAATGCAACGTCGTTTGAAGCAGGCTGAAGAAAAGCATGCACAGGCGACACAAGAAGCTATTGCACAAGCCCTTGAAAAGTACAAGGCTGAGTCTGAGTTGACAGGCAAGGAGCTTGAAGCCTACCGTCAGAAAGAAGCGGAAGCTGAGAAACAGAAGATGCTTGATGAAATTGACCAGCTCAAAAAGGACAAGATCAAACGTGAACTGACTGACGAAGCAATCAAGTCCTTATCTAGTCGCAAAATGCCTGTTAATGACAAGGTACTATCGTTTGTGGTCAAAGATACGGCAGATGATACCTTGCAGGCTATAGCTGACTTTGAAAGTATTATCAGCGAAATCAAAGCTGAGTACACGCAGTCCGAACCACCGATGATGTCGTCTTCATTCGGTGGTGAATCCACTAAGAGCCGTGGCGACATTTTCCGAGGCTCTCGCATTATCAAATAAAGGAGTCAATAAATGACAGTACAAACTTTTAATCCAGAAAATGTCCTCGTATCACAGAAGAAAGACGGGACATTGCACAAAGAATTTACAGACATCATCATGAAAGAAGTTGCTCAAAACTCTCTTGTCATGCAGCTTGGTCAGTATCAAGAAATGGAAGGTGAGCAAGAAAAAACTGTCTACGTTCAAACAGACGGCATTTCAGCTTACTGGGTAAATGAAACTGAGAAAATCAAGACTGACAAACCAGAAGTAGTGCCAGTGACTTTGAAAGCTCACAAACTCGGTATCATCTTGGTAACATCCCGTGAAGCTCTCAACTACACTTGGAAGAAATTCTTCGAAGACATGAAACCTCAAATCGTTGAAGCATTTTACAAGAAAATTGATGAAGCTGGTCTACTTGGTCACGACACACCATTTGCGAACTCAGTTGCTAAGGCTGCTAAAGATGCAAACAAAGTAATTGGCGGTCCTATCAATTACGATAACATCTTGAAGTTGCAAGATGCTCTCTATGATGCAGATGTTGAGCCGAATGCATTCGTGTCTAAAATTCAAAACCGTTCCGCACTCCGTGAAGCTCGTGACGGCAACAAGGTGTCTATCTATGACAAGACTGCTAATACTATTGACGGTATCACTACTGTAGATCTTAAATCTGCACGTTTTGAAAAAGGTGATCTGCTCGCTGGTGACTTTGACAATTTGATCTACGGTGTGCCATACAACATCACTTACAAGATTTCAGAAGAAGGTCAAATCTCCACTATTACTAATGCAGATGGCACTCCAATCAACCTCTTCGAACAAGAAATGATTGCTATCCGTGCCACAATGGATGTTGCTGTAATGATCACCAAAGCTGATGCCTTTGCTAAATTGACACCTGCCGAACGTGTTTAAACTAGAAAGGAGCTAATACATGGGATATAAAACTACTCATGCCATTCTTGATTCTTTAGATAACGATCAATATTATTACGGCGGTGCAGTCTACCCACGTCCTGGGCTTGTAGTCTCCCAGGAGCGACTTGATGAGCTAGTGGAGAAAGGGGCTATTGTCGCAGTTGATGACATCCAAGCCCAACCAGAAGTGGAAGAGGTTACTGAAGCAGAAAAACCAGCTGAAGATCCTACTATTGACGAAATCAAGGCTGCTCTTGATGATCTTGGTATCAAGTACAGCTCCCGTGCTAAAAAAGCGGAGCTATTAGAACTCTTGAAAGGAGCTTAGTCATGGACAGCACCCAACTTGCAAAAATCAAACGTCGGTTGGGTATTCCAGCCGATGACACAGCTGAAGATGAACTACTTGAAGATTTAATTGAAGATGCAGAAGGCTATTTCAAGCTACTAACATCCTCTTCAATCGTTGACAGCAAGTATCACTTCATGATTGAGAATGTGGTCTATAAGCTATACGGTCGCAAAGGTTCTGAGGGTGTCACATCTGAAACGGTTGACGGCTATTCGGTCACCTATCAGGAGTGGGACAATCTCTTCAAGCCTTATATGGCTATTTTGAATAAGGATTTTGGTTTGGACGGTTCCCAACGACAGAAGGGCAAGGTGATGTTCCTATGAAGACACCTAACCGCATTGCTCTTTTCCGTGGTGGAACTGTACCCAAATACAATCCAGCAACGGATAGTTATGACGAAACTCCAGGAACAGAAACTCTTGTACCTTGTTTGGTCAACTTCATTTCACAAGCAAAGGTCTTTGAAGAATATGGTAGTCGGTCTGAAAAGATTATGATTTGCCGTTTTCAACAGGAACAAGAACCGTTCCAATACGCTATCTATGACGGAAGTAGGTACGAACCATTGGACGCTATTGACGCACCTATCAAGGGAGCTATTAGGCTCAAGAAAGTAGGTGATTAGATGGCAGGAGGAATGAAGATTGATTGGCAGGGTGTAGAACAGCTAGCCATGGTAATCAAGGGGGCTGGGTCAAGAGTTCGTGAACAATCTAGTCGTGTGGTCAGAAACAAGACCGAAAAATTAAAAACAAGAGCGCAAGAATTAGCCCCAAAAGACACAGAGTTTTTGAAAGATCACATCAAAAGTTCATATCCAAGCGATTTGGAAGGTCGTGTCAAAGGAGAATCGGCTTATGAAGGTTATCAAGAGTACGGTACTAGGTTTCAAGAAGGCACTCCTCACATTAGACCAGCACTTCGAGAAATTGAGCCTGAATTTAAAAAAGATATGACAGATGTTATGAAAGGAGGTTTTAAAGAATGACCCCTAACCACGCTATTTTTCGACATGTATTCACGGAAGGTCTGAAAGTGACGGACAGAACATTTGACTATCTGCCAGATGCCGGGACCCAGTACCCGTTCATCTATGTTGGTGAAAGTTCCAACACAGATGAAACGAACTTTGACCTATTCGGCAATGCCACTCAGACGGTTCACATTTACGCTACACGAACGCAAAGAGCAGAGCTGGATAATTTGACCAGCGGGCTCTTAAACGTTCTGAGAGGTTCTCGTGGAGCTTATGACTATGCAATAAACTTTGTATCTTGTAATCAACAAGATGCACCAGACAACACAGATGTCCAACCCCTCATTCACCGGGTGTTGGATATCTCATTTTCTTACAACCAGAAAGGAATTTAAAATATGCCTATTGAAGTAATTAACGGGAAAGATTTTCTTTCCTTTTTTCGTTTGCTGAAAGACAGTGCAAAAGTTGATGCTGACCGCATCCGCTTTATGACTGAAATGACTCTCAGCATGGAAAAAGAAACTGACTCACAGACTACTGTTGATGGTATCGTGAACAGTATTGCAGACGGTGAGAACACGCTTGATTTTTCAGCCCTTGCTTATCGTGATACAAATCCAGAAACGATTGAAATGTGGAAACAAATGCGTCAATGGTTTTTGGATGGCGAGACTGTTGAAGTTTGGAACGTAGATATCAATTCAGGTAAGAAGAATGAGGAAACTCAGAAAACAGAATACCTGGTAGATTATTTCCAAGGAAAATTCACCAGCTTTGAATTGACTTCTCCAGCAGATGGCAAAGTTGAGTTGAGCTATTCACTTGCTATTGACGGTAAGGGTCTTTTTGACAACAAAGACACCTTGACTGAAGAACAAGAAGCAGCGGTCAAAGCAGCTCAATACGCTTACCAAACCTTGGCTAAGGTTACATCAGTCTAATTTTGCAACGGGCGGTATATCCGCCCCTTTTTTATTAAGGAGTAACAAAACATGATTTTAACAATTAACGGAAAAAACTACGAACTTAAATTTGGTTTAGGCTTTCTTGCTGAAATGAACAAGCGTAAGCCTGCAGAATTTGAAGGCATGAAGACTGGTTATGGCGCAATGGCTCTTTTCAACGTTGGTCAGTTCCTTGGTGATCCATTGGCATTCTACGACTTGATTAAAGCTGCAACTGCTGAGGCTCCACAAAAGCCTAGCAATGAAGAATTGGAAGCGTATTTGACACAGCTGATAGTTGAAGGACGCATTGAACAAGTCTTTACAAGCATTTTGGCAGAAGTAAAAAAATCACCAATCCTGGCATACGCTATGAAGATTCAAGGAGACCAGGCTCCACAAGTTCAAGCGCCAGCACAACCACAGATGACAGTAGTGGAGCAAGCGCCGGTTCAAGCACCACAGACAACCGATACCATTACACCTACGCAGACTGTATCTCCATACTGATTGCAAGAGCTGGGCTGACTTACCAACAAGCCTACAACACAACCATCGAACAGTTTTGGACCTATCAAAAGGCATTTGAAATCAAGACAGTAGATCAGCTGCATTTGATGGCCAAGAATGCCTGGTATAGTCAAGCTGCCAAAGCTACCAAAGGCAAAGGTCAGAACATTCGCTCGGCTTATGAAGACTTTAATGATTTCTTTGACTATGACATAGAAATTCAAAACCTCTTCCAACCAACAGAACGAAGACGCAAGCTTGATCGAATGGCAGAATTAAACCGTTTGATGAACGAATACCTAGAGAAAGGAGGGGCTAGTTAATGGCATTTGATGTAACAGCGGTTTTAAAGGCTAATGTTTCGAATTTTACAAGTGGAATCAAGGAAGCTCAATCTGTTTTCGAGAGTTTCCAAAGTAAATCAAACCGAACCTTTGAGAATGTCGCAAATGGATTCCAGACGGCAGGTCTGGCACTATCAGCGGGTTTAACTGCTCCAGCCCTTGCAGGTATTGGGGCAGTTGTCAAAGGCTATGCAAGTCTTGAGCAAAACTTGGGTGGTACAGAAGCAGTCTTCGGTCAGTTTGCCAAGAGTGTCCAAAATGATGCCAAGAGTGCTTACCAGACTATGGGGCTTTCTGCATCGGATTACATGGCTACAGCTAACAAAATGGGCTCCCTCTTTCAAGGTTCAGGAGTGGAGCAACAAAAAGCCCTTGATATGACTTCGAAAGCCATGAAACGTGCAGCAGACGTGGCATCCGTCATGGGTGTTGACATGAACATGGCTATGGAATCAGTAGCAGGCGCAGCAAAAGGGAACTTCACAATGATGGATAACCTTGGTGTTGCTATGAATGCTACTACTCTTGAAGCTTATGCTTTGGAAAAAGGTCTGAATTTCAAGTGGGATACAGCAAGCAACGCTGAAAAAGCAGAACTTGCCATGCAGATGTTCATGGACCGCACTAAGCAATATGACGGAAACTTCTTGAAAGAGTCAGAAAAGACAGTCGCTGGTTCCTTGGATGCCATGAAAGGTGCATTCCAGAACTTTGTGGCAGGGCTTGGTGATCCTGAAGCAGATGTTGCCCAGTTGATGACCAACCTCAAGACAACCGTTCAAAATTTTACCAAAAATGTTGGTAATGTGGTCAAGACTATCTGGGATAATCTACCACTAGCACCATGGCAGAAATGGGTCGCCTTGATCGCCGTAGGTGCTGGACCTGTCTTACTGGCTTTATCTGGAATCATGAAGGGTATTGGTACCTTAAAAGCAGCATTCCAGGGGATTGGGGCAGTATTAACTAACCCGTGGGGACTTGCCCTAGTCGCCCTGGTAGCCTTGGTTGCTGGCTTCGTACATGCTTATAAAAATTCAGAGAAATTCCGCAACGTAGTCAATAGTGTTGTCAGTGCTGTAGTTGCAAAATTCAACGAATTAAAAGCTAAAGCACAGCCAGCACTTGATTTCATCAAGAATGCACTTGGAAAATTCAATGTAGGGGCATTTGCTCCGCTCATTGGTGGTATTGGGTTGTTTATTGCCTCGCTTATGAAGTTGAAAGGTATCAAAATTCCTAATCCTTTCAGCAAATTCAAACCTACTTTCCCAAAAATCCCTAATCCGTTTACTGGTTTAGCCAATATGGCAAAAGCAGCAGGTTCAGCGGTCAAAAATGCTTTTTCTGGACTAGGAAAAGCGATAGGCTCAGCGTTTAAGGGAATTGGAACGGCTATTTCAACGGTATTCCAGGGAATAGCCAGAGCTATTTCCATGCTCAATCCAGCTGGAGTTGCTTCGTTTGCAATGGGTCTGGCAGCAGTTACTGCCGCATTAGTTGCATTGAGTGCTATGCAGGGTATGGTCCTTCCGTTCTTGCAAGGATTGGCTGATATTTTCGTTCAATTGGTAGGTGGTACGCTTCAAGCCTTTGCAAGTGCATTGGTGACTTTGGCACCAGTTATGACAACTATTGCATCAGCTCTTGCAATGCTTTCACCGCTAGTCGTAGCCTTTGGCATGGCATTTTCAATGGTGGCAACGGCAGTAGGTGGAGCGATTGCTCAATTAGTTACGGCAATAGCTGGTGGAGTTGCTCAGATAATCGCAGCAATCACACCGATAGTTGCAATTATCAGTTCAACTTTCCTTCAAGTAGTTACGGTAATTACTAATTCTGTTGTTCAGATTGTTCAGGCTATCGCACCATTTATCCCGAATATCACACAGATGTTCACTACGGTTGCAACAGTGGTGGCAAATGCCATTGTTCAAATTGTTCAGGCATTGGCGCCATTCATTCCAGCTGTGACCCAAATGGTTGTGGCATTGGCTCCGGTACTAAGTCAGATTGTCAGCGCCTTTAACAACCTAGTCAGTCAAATTAGTCCGATTATTGACAGCATCACAAACCTCTTCAAGACACTCGGTGAGCAAATCAGCTCAATCTTGGAAAGTGCAGGAAGTGTAGTTGAGTCATTCGGCTCTGCTATCCGCAACGTACTTGACGGTGTAGCTGGTATCTTTGAAAGCATGGGGAATGCTGCTAAGAATGCCGGTATGGGTGTTAAGCTCATGGCCGAGGGTATTAAGATGTTGACAGAATTAGGTCTGTTGGATCTAGGAGCAACATTGGCAGCCGTCGCAACAGGATTAACTGCCATTGTAGCCTCTGGAATCGGTTCTGCTGGTCCTGGACTTCAAGCGGCAGGAATGGGCATGCAAATGATGGCAACATCAGCCCAGATGGCTAGTGTAGCTATTCAGATGCTTCCAACTGCCCTTACAACCCTATCAGCTAGCCTTGGAACTTTGCCAGCTATGCTGACAACAGCGGGTACTTCTATGACGGCATTTGCAACCAGTGCTCAAACCTCTGTAATGAGTTTGATGGCAATTGGGGCGACTATCACTCAATTTGCTTACATGCTCATGACCATTGGACCATCTGCAACTGTAGCAAGTGCAGGGCTTGCAACCTTTAACGGTCAAGCCAATGCAGCAGGAAGTGCCATGCAAAGATTAGGTTCAGCGTCAACAACTGCATTAGCACAAGTTACTGCATTAGGTGCTGGTATCATGTCTTCAATGGCTGGTGCAACAGCGGCAATCTCTAACGCAGGTATGCAGATGTCAACAGCGGTCCGAATGGCAGGAACTCAAATGACTGTAGCTATGCAAGCAAGTATGAACCAAATTAAGATGGTAGTCTTAAATGGAATGACTGCTAGCGCTTCGGCAGTAAGAAACGGTGGAAATCAGATGACAACTGCAATCAGATCCGCAGGGACCCAAACGGTGACCATTACTCAATCCACTATGAACCAGATGAAATCAGCTGTTTTGAATGGAATGACGGCTATTGTATCCGCAGTCCGCAATGGTGGAAGCCAAATGGTTTCAGCTTGGCAATCTGCCGGACAACAAATGGTGTCATCTACTCAAAACACTGTTAATAGCATGAACAGCTCTTTGAGAAATGTTGGTTCTGGTGTCAACCTGTACTCTAACGGTACAGCTCTGATGGCTGGGTTGAAGTCAGGGATTGATGCAGGATGGGCACAAATCACAGCTAGTGTATCGAGTATGGCTCAATGGATTAAGGACCACAAGGGTCCGGTTTCTTATGATAAACGTCTCTTGGTTGATAACGGTTTAGCTATTATGTTTGGTTTGAATCGTGGTATCAGCTCAGGATGGCAAGAAGTCAAAAGCAATGTGTCAAGTATGGCTGGTCAATTGTCAGAATTGGTACAGAACGGGCTTGATGGTTCGTTTGATTTGCCAAACATGGCAGCTAACTTGATGAACAGTGTCACAGTGTCACATAATCCTCAAATTGTCCAGCACAGCATTGACAACGTTGCCAGTCAGCAACGCTTAATCAAGAAGTTTGATGAACTGATTGACGAAGTCCGCAGAAGTGGAAACACATACCTTGACGGCAAAGTTATCAGTCGAAAAGTTGACCGCAACCTTGGTCAAAATACACAGTTAAGGAGTAGAACTTCATGGGCAACTTAGAAATCAATGAATACATTCAATTCATGGGGTTTAACTCCAAGAATGAAAAGTTATATTTGATGGAACGCAATGCCCCAACTCCAGATGAAAAAGAAATTCTCAAGAACCTCCCATTTAAGCAGGGGGTTCTTGATTTTTCTGCTTTATTGGGGTCACGGGTCTTTGAAAATCGTGAAATTGAGTATGTTTTCATGTTGTTTAACACACCATATAGTCAACGAAAGATTGTGGAACGAAACATCAAGCAGAAGCTTATGGTACATCCACGAAACAAACTCTATGACACGCATGATGCCAATTACTATTGGCTAGGTAAGTGTAAGTCGGTCAAAGTAGAGCGAGATGACAAATTTAATCGCTTGAAAGTGACAATTGTATTTGATTGTTACCCCTACATGATTAGTCACACGAATTATTTTGATGATCTTTGGGATGTTTTTGATTTTGATGATGATGTCGCCAATTATACCAAGTACATTGTGAATGGTTCTCTGGATTTTCCGCTTTTCAACGCTGGTTCAGTGTCTGTTAAACCTAAAATCACAGTTGACAGTCGATTTTCGGTCAAGGTCAACGATGAAGAACCAATCATTTTTGAAGCTGGTAGCAAACAAGACTATTACTTATCTTTGCGTCCTGGTGTCAATGATGTTCATGTGGAAGGGACTGGGACGATCCAATTTCATTATCAGAAAGAGGTCATGGGATGATTGAACTTGGTTATCGGATTATCTACTACAAAAACCATGTGGACAAAGTGGGGACTTTGCTTCACGAAACCCAGTTGGACGGCGATAAAGTATCGGCTGGACGTTTGGAACAGTCTTTGTCCGATATTGGTACATTTGAGTTTGAACTCATGTATGACCATCCACTATACAACCAGATTGAACCTATCACGGGTTTGGTTAAAATCGTCAACAAATACGACAAGGAAGTTGAATTTTATGGTCGTGTCCTGAAACCAGATGCAGGCATGGATTCAACGGGATTATTTGCAAAAACATTTGTCTGTGAGTCGGTGCTTGGCTATCTCCAGGACTCTACCCAAACTTTCCAGCGTGTACCTAATAATGGTGTCGAGGACTATTTGAGACGGATTGTTGATGTCCACAATGGACAAGTAGAACCACACAAACAATTCAAGATTGGTCGTGTGACTGTTCCAAATAAATCCGACGTGCCCTATCGCTATATTGGTTATGACACCACTTTTGAAACTATCAAGACCTATCTTATTGGTCGAATGGGCGGCTATATCCAACTACGTTTGGAAGAGGACGGCATGTACCTGGATTACCTAAAAGATGTTGGTCAAGACATGTCTAGTCCTATCCAACTAGGTACCAACATTGAAACAGCACGCAGGGAACTTGATTTGAGCAACCTTATTACCCGCTTAGTACCTTTAGGTGCTGACCTGGATAAAGAAACTCGAGATGAAGAAACAGGCCAATATGTTGTCCGTGAACGTGTCACAATCAATAGAGTCAACGGTGGTAAGAGCTATATCGAAGATGCAGAATTGGTCAGACAGTTTGGTATTATTCAACGGCCTATGGACTGGACAGAAATTAAGGATGCCAGAATCTTGTTGGAACGTGGCAAGCAGTACATGGCTAATCAAAAAATTGCCATTTCTGCCTGGTCTGTGTCAGTTGTTGAACTGTATCTTATTGACCACTCATTTGAAAAGTTCAAGATAGGTAATACCCATCCAATTGATAACCCACCGCTTTCTGGTGTGGAAAGACTTCAGATTATCAAGAAGGTTATTGATGTCACCCAGCCTGAATCAGTTGATTTAACGGTTGGAGCAGATAGTATGACCTTATCTAAATTTCAGTTACAACAACAGGAAGCGAGGAAGTCCATGGAAAAAGTAATGGCTGATCAACAAGCAGCGAATGCAAAACTGGAAGCTCAAGCAAATTACAACAATCAGATGTCACTTTTGCAGACTGAACTATCGCAGTATCAAGTCAACTCTGATAGTTTTGCCCAAGAAATCCAGGTTTTGACGAGTCAGATCGATCAGTTAGACCCGGAAAGTGATGCAAACTTAATTGCTAGTTTGACAGTGCAGAAACAAGTTGCTGAAGGTAAGAAGCAAAGCTTTGACAATAAGATTGCGGAAACTCAAGCAGCTATCGAAAAATTAAAAGAAACACAAGGAGGAAGCGCGGATGGCGTATGATTTTAAGAGCTTGACGAAACAGGCGGATGAAGCAAGCAACCGTGGCAATTTTTATACTGACTTTGAAGATGTTGACCCTAATGTCCTACATCAAATTTCAGACCTGACAGAATGGATCCGTACCAAAAGTAAGGGGTCAGATGTTCGTGAAGTTATTGCTCAACTCTTTGAGCGGACATGGTTAGAAGGGTCTAAAAAGGGCAATGCCAATATGGAAGTCGCTAAGGCGAGGGGGACTGCAGATACTTTGGGCGAAAGATTGGCCGGAGTTGACTATGAGCTGGCTCAAGCTCGGAACGACATTTCAACACATAGCAATCGACTTGACACCATTATAGCTCAAGCGGGAGATGGCTCTGTTCCAACCGAGCTGACTGACTTGCGTGTTGGTGCTAACAACATCACTTATCCCACATCGGGTGCAGCAGTACGCGGCCAGCTGGCCAATCTATCCGAGAGATTGGATGCGACAGACGAACTGCTGGGTCGAGCCGTTTATACCATTGTTGACAAGTCCTATGTTAAAAAAGACGGGGACTTCGCCTCTGACGGCACTTGGGCTCGGACCGACTACATCGATTGTCAGGGAAGTGCAGCTATCGAAATAACCAACACTGGTAAAGGCACTGCCTACAATGCTGAATTTGACGCCAACAAGGAATTTGTTAAGTCCTTTTCCGTCGAGCCAGGAACTAGGCGGTATCAATTGGATAAGCGGACACGTTTTATTGTCCTATCCAACGAAGCGACCGAACTGCCGAAGATGTCTGTTAAAATCAAGGATGGCATAAAAGAAGAGACTGCAAAGCAATTGGCAGTTATTTCTCATGCCAACCATGCTATCTCTTCGCAATTCGAAACAGGGGATAATATGCTCAATCCGCAAGGGATTTTGTTAGGGCTCTATCTTGACCCCAAAAATGGCCAAGAAAATGCGACAGAAGGCTGGTTCGTTTCTAGTCCTATGGCTGTCCAGCAGGGGGAGCACTACCGTCTCATCCTTCTTGGTGAGGATTATACTTGGCAAAAAGTTTCTGGTGCTGTCTACGGCATCTATGACAAAGATGGCGTATTTTTGCGCGGTGCGACATCAGAAGATGGCATTACAGCACAGGAGGGCGAAGCATTTGTACGAGTAAGTAGCTACTCCGCCAACATCAACAATTTCATGTTTTCGACGGCAAAGAAAACAGCAACATTCCTTGGAACATCCAAGGACAAAGTGCTATTCGAAGCTGTCCCTAAAAACGGTTACAGCATTTTATCGGTCGCTGTCGAAAAACCTTATACCCAAAAAATGATGGCTGGCAACGTCCGATTGGGCGAAAAAACATACCCGTTCGGGGCGTTTATCAAATTCGAAAAAATTACCATTCGAACACAGGCAAAGCTCATCGTTAAAACATGGTCAGAGCTAGTTAGCGACCTATCCGCAAATACTAGTGTGTCCTTTATGGATTCTTACGAACTGGTCAAGGACTGCTTGCGGTTGAGGCTTCGATTTATGCTAGTCTTTGACTTGCGGGACGAAAAGTTCAAAGTGCTGTACGAAACAAACGACCTTACCCAAAGCAACCTTTTGCTTTTGCACGTTACGGAAGCCGGAAGCTTGTCTGGTTGGCTCGAATCAGAGTACCGGCAAAAGAAAATCACTGGCATCGAAAACTACCGTAGCCAAATTGATGCGAAAAAGGTCGAGGCGTTGGCTAATATGGCTGACTTCAACTTTTCATTCGCAACAGATAGCCACATCTATTTCGATGACGACGGATACAAAAATTACACCACAGATGTCATCAACGAATTTGACAAGACTTTGAGGCTTGATGCCCTAGTAAATGGAGGTGATTCCATTGCTTACGGTACAATGTCAAAACCTCTTGGGCTGTCTGCACTAATTAAATCCTTAGATGTAGACCGCAAAAAGCTTCTGTATGCTGTCGGAAATCACGACTACAATGGTATTAGTTTTAGGACGGACGAAGCAAAGAAAAACAATCGTCAGTGGAATTTTAGTCGAGAAGATGTTGAGCGGCTGTTACTAAAGGACTTGGCAGACATTGTTCGACCAGCTGGTAAACATTACTACTATAAGGATTTTGTTGGTACTAAAATTCGCTTCATCGTCCTCGACACCTCAGACGTTGAAGAACAGTATGATAGCTCTGGCAATATCGTTACTGATCCACTGATTACTTACTTTGTCGGAAAAGAGCAGATTGACTGGTTGCGCCAAACTGCCCTACAGGTCGAAGAAGGTTGGGATATTGTTATTACTATGCATATCGGCATCTATACGTGGGAAGATGGATTTGCGGACAATTCCTACTTACACAACCGTAGTGCTGTTCAGGAGATTTTCCGAGCCTTTAACGCCAAATCAGCCTATGCTTATACCATTGAAGGTGAAAACAGTTTGACCACTGGCGACTTTAGCGCAAGTAATGGCAAAATCGCTTGTGTGCTCAGCGGGCATGCCCATGCCGATGGGCACTGTGATAAACACGGCTTCAACGCCATCCAAACGGTTTGTTCTTATCCAGACATTTCTCAGAAACCCGACCGTTCTGTCGGCCATCCGAGCGAGGTTGCAGTAGATATTGTATCGGTTGACAAATCTGCTCGCAAGGTTACTCTGACCCGTTTCGGTTACGGGCAGAACCGTAGCTATAATTATTAGTAGGAGGTACACATTGCCAATTGAACACGCAGAAAGAATCGCCCAGAGCCAAGTTGCTTGGGCTATTTTGTTTATTTTATTATTCGGATTCGTTATCCGCTATCTGATTAAAACATCAGACAAGCGAGAAGCCAAGCTCATGGATTTTCATGAGCAGGCGAAGGAGGAGAGCAACAAGCGGGAGGACCGCTTGATGAATCATCTTGAAAAAACTACCGCAGAAATGGGCGCCATGGCCCGTGAAATTGGTGGTCTTAAAGGCGAGGTATCTTTGATGAGTGACCGCATCGAAAAAATTGAAAAAGGAGAATGACATGACAGAAATTATTGCAGGGGCGGTAGCAACCGTCCTGACATCCGTATTGACCACAGCTATCTATGTGGCAGCCAAATCAATCAAGGACTATTTGCAGGTGCGAGGCGGCACCCAGGCCGTGCGATTGGCTGAGATTGTGGCCAGCAATACCGTCCGTGCAGTTGAGCAGATGACCTTAGACAAGGACATCCACGGCCTCGAAAAGTTTGACTTGGCCAAGCAGAAGGCTCGGTCAGAACTGGCCAAGTATAACGTGAGCTTTACGGACAGTCAATTAAACACATTTATTGAATCAGCCGTTAAGGCCATGAATGATGGATGGAAAGGAAAGACACATGACAACAGTAAATGAAGCATTAAATAACGTCCGGGCACAGGTCGGCTCCGGGGTATCTGTTGGTAACGGGGAGTGCTATGCTTTGGCCAGTTGGTATGAGAGGATGATTAGCCCAGATGCAACTGTCGGTCTTGGCGCTGGTGTTGGTTGGGTTAGTGGCGCAATCGGCGATACAATCTCCGCTAAAAACATCGGCTCATCATACAACTGGCAAGCTAACGGCTGGACCGTTTCCACATCAGGTCCGTTTAAAGCAGGTCAGATTGTGACCCTAGGTGCGACACCAGGTAATCCGTATGGTCATGTGGTGATTGTCGAGGCAGTCGACGGTGACCGATTGACAATTTTGGAGCAAAACTACGGTGGCAAACGTTATCCGGTCCGCAACTATTACAGTGCTGCAAGCTATCGTCAACAGGTTGTACACTACATCACACCGCCTGGCAAGGTAACGCAGTCAGCTCCTAACTTGACAGGGGCGCGTACATACAGTGAGACGGGTACCATGACCGTGACGGTTGATGCTATCAACGTCCGTCGTGCACCAAACACATCAGGGCAAATCGTCGCGGTTTATAAGTATGGCGAGTCATTTGACTACGATACTGTTATTATCGATGTCAATGGCTATGTCTGGGTGTCCTACATTGGACGGTCAGGCATCCGCAATTATGTGGCCACTGGAGCAACTAAAGACGGCAAACGCTTTGGTCTCGCTTGGGGTACATTTAAATAGATTTTAGCCCAGCGTTTTGCTGGGCTTTTTTCGTGCTCAAGATAATCTCAAGATAATCTCAAGATAATCTTGAGATAGTCTCAAAATACAGTAAAATACAGTAAAATACAGTAGTCCATTTGCTCAAAATCGCCATTTTGTCAATAATGATTGCTAGATTTGATTCCTATTTTGACAAAATGGGCAAAATGACGAAATAGCAAAACCCCTCGGCGATTGCTGGGGGCTTTGTGATTTTTTTCTAAAGTGGTATAATGATAGTGAAATTTAGGTACTCAAAAAAAACGGAAAAATTTTGCCCCTGGAACAAATTATGGATGTAAGGGGCAAAAAAGGGGCATAAGTTCAAAACTTACCAATTCTCATGAGTGAAATAAATTTAGTTTTACTACTTATAAAGGCTTATATTGACAAGATTTTTACTATTATATATCATTGAAATATTTCGTTCATTTAAAGACGCTGTAAAATAATAAAAAGGTCCAGTGGACCTTTTTATCTTTTGCTTGAAAACGGGAGAGCAAAACTGGGGATAGACTGTTTTATCCCTCGTCTAGAAATAAAAGAGCGAGGAATAACGTGAAAAAAGCCTATTGTATCAACGTTTCTACGTTGTGCAGTAGGCTTTTTTCTTGTTTAAGCGGCAAAAAAGGGGCAAAACTTTATACTCAATGAAAATCAAAAGTAGCCTAGGAAACGAAGCCGAAGATAGAACTGGAGTTCATCAAGGCAAGTTGACAACGGATAATTTTGATTTTCGAAGAGTATTAGTAGTTTTCTACACTACACATTCTCGTTTTAAGACAACAAAAAACCAGCCTTGGCCAGCTGATTTTTTAGGAGATTTATGAAAAATTTTAGGATACACCTATAGTATACTCGAATTTTCAAATTCTTCATCGGTCTGTAGACCTATTTTGTTAAAAAATGAACATGTGCTATAATAATAAAAACTCAAAAGGAGAGTATTATGACAATCCGTAAAGCTAGACAATCTGACATTCCGATATTAAATGAATTGCTTCAAGATATTTTACAGGTGCATCACCAGGTACGACCAGATATTTTTAAAAGTGCAGGTCAAAAATTTTCTGAGGCTGAATTAGTAACACTTTTGGAAAATCCAGATAAGCCTATTTTTGTCTTTGAGTTAGAGGGACAAGTGGTTGGGCATCTTTTTTGTGAATTATCTACCGCAACAGGCGATGTTTTAGAACCAGTTAAAACCTTGTTTATTGATGATTTGTGTGTAGCAAATTCTGCGCGTGGTCAAAGAATTGGCGAGCAGCTTTATGAATTTGCTCTTTCCTATGCTAAGGAGCAGGGGTGCCACAATCTTACCTTGGATGTATGGGCTGACAATGCAGGAGCTGTCCGTTTTTATGAACGCCAAGGAATGAAACCCCAAAAGTTCCGTATGGAGCAAATAATAGAGTGA